AGCAATTAAGCACCACGATGACGAATCTGCCCGAGCACTGCTCGATGGGGCTCTGGCCCCCTTCTTGGAGGAAGGCGTCGACTACGAGGCATTGGCCTTCGCACTCAAGATCGTCATCAATTCCGTGTACGGCCTCACTGCGGCGAAGTTTGCCAATCCGTTTAAGGACCCGCGGAACGTGGACAATATTGTTGCGAAGAGAGGTGCGCTATTCATGGTAGACCTCAAGCACTTCGTACAGGAGCAGGGCTACGACGTTGCGCACATCAAGACCGACTCGATCAAGATCCCGAGGGCCACTCCCGAGATCATCGAGAAGGTCATGGAGTTCGGCAAGAAGTACGGCTACACCTTCGAGCATGAGGCCACTTACGACCGTATGTGCCTCGTGAACAAGGCCGTCTATGTCGACTACTGTGACGGACACTGGAGTGCTACCGGTGCCCAGTTCCAGCACCCCTACGTCTTCAAGGAGCTATTCTCTAAGGAGGAGCTCGACATCAAGGACGTGGCGGAAACCAAGAGCGTTACTACCGCTCTGTATCTCAACAATGGCTCGGAAGAGAACCCTGAGATGGAGTTCGTCGGTAAGACCG